AGGGAGGCCGCAATATTCTGGACCGATTCGACAGGTTCGTCGATAAGGTCGAAAGTGTAGGGTATTTCACCAGGGAATGACTTTTTGACCACATCTGGGTATTGCTCGATGATGGCATTAACGACACCAGCAACCTCTAATATCTCATCAAAAAGTTCGCTGGAAAGTTTTGCCCAGTCCCCTTCGACAAACTTCTCCATTCCTACCATGAAGTTAGTCATGAGAATCTTCGTCGAATCTTGAAGGTCTTCTATATTCGAACCCTCTGCAACCCAGTCCTGTGCGGAACTTCTTCCTTTATTCCAACCTACAAGAGCTCCGACAAGCGAGCCCAAAGCTCCTTCGCCGTAGTTCTTGATCCAGTCAAGATAATATTCGCTGCCCATTATTGCGTATGTTGGTTCTGTCGCCGCTTCTGTGTGGGTCATGGTGGAAGGGATGGTGTCTCGCATCCAGCGAGTAGAAATATCTTCAAATGCTGCATACTCCCACTGGAACGGGCCTTTGCCCGCTCCCTCGGTCGCCCATATGCCCATTTTGTTTTCGGCATACGCGATAGCTGCTATCACTAGAGGGTCTATCATCCCCATGTTTAGCCCGTTGATTAGGTCCATACTAATCTTTTCTATAAGGGGCGCAATAACATTTGTTGGGTCAACCGATATTCCCGCCAACGCCTTTTGAGAATCACCGGGAGTCGAAAGAATTTCTTTCGACTTTTCGATGGGTGATGTTTGTTGTTGCTGGTCAACGAAGGCGACGGCTTTTTTCAGAACGGCGTCTATTTCTTTCCGGATATCAAGCGTCAGTGGAGAAGCGATTATCTCGATTCCCGAGGAGGGGAATCCTTCCATCGCGTACATTCCCTCGAGGCCGGTGAATCTACGACTTTGGTTGTCCTTGAACCTCAAGCCCTCTCCATCGCCGCCGATTGTTGGCATATCGCCACCTCTTCCACCAGAGCTTCGGCCGGGAGAGGTATCTATCGGAGGGGTTCGACCTATATCTACTCCAAGCATTTCAAGCAACCAACCGCCCCCAAAAACGTATTTTATTGCATCGAGAAGCTGGTTACCAATTTCCAGACCGGCTTCGTAGATTCCTAGCAAAGCCCTATTTACAGCGCTACCAATCCAGTCTGTGAAGTCTAGCAGTTTGTCAAAAGGCCACTTTAAGCCAGCGAGAATTGTGAACCCCATATAAATGCCTGAAGCATTAAGCTGGTCCAAGAAACTATCCGTTTTGAGGCCGGATATTGTGTCTGTGTAGAAATCGCCCAGCGTGTCTTTCATCCATTTATCCCATATGTCACCAATTCCTATTGACACCAGCCATTCTCCGAAGTCTTTCCCTGCTTCCCAGCCCATCACAACCAGGCTGACTCCAAGCCCGAGTGTGCCGCTCTTTGTGAGCAACCATGTTGCGGTTCCGGCTTCAAGCGATTTTGCCATGGTATTGACAAGGCTATCTGATGAAACGTCATCACCAAAAATAACGTCGGCCATCAAGGCTAATCCTATGGACATTCTCCATGTACCACCAAGAAATTTGGTTATGCCAACCACGGCTAGTGAATTCAAAGCATTATCTATCCACGTTTGGTCGAAGTTATCCACGAAGCCCGAGATGACAAACTTCGCTGGGATTTCATAAAAATCTCCGAGCAGATCCACGCCTATGGAAATCTTTTTGTCTATTGAATCGGCCTCCTGGATTTCTTTCAACTTTGCCTTGATTCCTTCCAACGCGCTGCTGGTAGTGTCAAGGAACTTCTGGGAGTCTCCTCCAAAGAAGGCTACTAGATTCGCACCAACGGACTGTATGGCATCGAAGAGAAGATGTGGACCCTGGAGAAGCGTTTCCCAAACTTTATTCCAGAAGGAAAGATTAGGGTCGCTCCAAATGGTCGTGAGGTTGTTCCAGGCGTCAGAAAACACCGAGAAAAGGCCGGGCGTTCCCTCGCCACCCTCCCAGATTCTTTTGATTCCCGCGGAGATGGTGGCCATAGACTTTTCCCAGAAGGAAAGGTTTGCCTCACCCCATATTTGGGAGAAGTCTTTATACGAACCGGTCCAGCCTTCTTTAAGACCGTCCCAGGTATCCCGGGTGAACTTAAGGACAGTCGCGGAGAATTGTTCTACAACACTAAGACTTTTATCTCCCCATATATCGGAGAAGGTGTTGTAGGTATCATCCCAGCCTAGTTTTATTCCGTCTGCAATGTCTCTCGCTACTTGGCCAATGGAAGTGGCGAACTTTTCTACAACGCTTATATTTGAATCGCTCCATATAGCGTCGTAGCTGTCATACGCTTCTTTCCAGCCGTTCACTAATCCGGTCGTAGTGTCCTTTACGCTTTTCGAGATGGTAGTAACAAACTTTTCCCAGAAAGAGATATCCGGATCCGTCCAGACATCCCGGAAAGTGGCGTATGTATCTACCCAACCGGCCACGAGACCATTAACGGTTTGCCTGGCAACGAGTCCGAGAGAACCCATGGCTTTGTCAAAGAAAGACAGGTCCGGGTCCTTCCAGATGCTTTTCAAGTTATCCCAGGCACCGGACCACCCGGCTTTCATGGAGGCCCAGGCTTCGAGAACCACATCCCGAATCCCAAACCAGTTTTTCTCCCAGGCGACGTACAACATAAAAGCCGCTCCGGCGATTATGGCCGGCCACGAGGTTATGGCCCTGAATACATTCGTAAATATATCTTTCGAGGCATGGACTACTTTCGTGAAAAGCGTCCACGCCGTGCCGGCTGTTTTGAGCACCAGAAAGGTCCCCGAAAGTCCGACAACGGCTTTCCCGAGCGTTCCCATGCCATCCCAGGTTTCGCGTAGCTTTTCTTTGAGTGCTCCGAGGATGGATCCGTTTTTCTCGACAGATTCCGAAAAGTTTTCCATCCAGGTAGCGGCCTTCTGGACTATCGGGGCCAACCTTTGACCGAGTACTTCCATAACGTCCCCGACAGCGGCCTTAAAACGGTCCGTGGCAATCTTGGAGGTGCCGGATAGCATTTCGGCATAGTCTCCGTACTTCTCGATGATTACGTCGATTACGTCGCCGTTTTTGAGCTGTTCTGTGGTCAACTCGCGAAGGAAGGGGAGCATTTCGCCGAGTTCACCTGATACGCCGGCTGTGGTTTTCGCCAGGTTTCGCATGGCGGTGTTGGTGTCGTAGCCGAACACCAACGAGAGTATTCCCGCCGCTTTGGTAGCGTCTTTAATCTTGGAGGCCGTTATACCCATGTTGAGGCCGAGGGCTCCGGTAGATTCCCAGACTTCATCTCCTATCCCGGTCATCCGTTGCATCTCTTTTGCAAGACCTTGAATAGAAGACATTACCCCTTTGTTCCCCTGGGCCCACCTCGCGGTGGCAACCTCGAGTTTCTTTGTGGCCCATTCCTGTTCATTCCAGGCCTGTAGGCTTTGCCTCAACGTAGCGCCTACACCTACTACTCCAAAAACACCGGCTATGGTCCGGCCGACTCTTTTGATGGTGTCTTCGAATGTGGATACTTCATGTTTCAGAGACCCGATGCCATTGCTGAAAGGCGAGGCGTTCAGGCCTATGTCTATTTTTACTCCGTCCATCAGGGACATAGAATCACTCCAAGGAAAAGGCCCCTTTCGGGGCCTACGGTAGGATAATCTTGTTCTTGGGTGGGTCTTTCTTTGGCATTTCTCGCTTTTGGAGAATCACTTTAGACTGGTAGTAGTATTTCGCTTTCCATTTCTCTGTTGGCGGCAAATCTTCCCATTCGTCCAGCCGGTAGCCCGCCTCACGGCACGCGAGCATATCGAGGAGATACGGAGGAACATATGAATCGCTCTCTCGGAAGCGGTCCCACTCGAAGGCTTCACGTACAGCAACTTCCGTCTGGGAGTTTATAAAGTGTCAAGAGCTTTGATATCGTCGCCTATCTTCTCCATCTGATTCCTGGTAATCCCAATATCTTCCAGGAACTTTTCAAACTCTTCCAGCGACTTTTCGGCGGTTTCTTTGGAGGACACATCTATCATGTCCGCCATATCGAAGGCGATGGCTACGTAGAGGGTCATGAGCTTCGCCTGCCATTTTTCGTCGGCCTTCACGAAGTTCTCGTCTTTCGTCTTGTAGACCTCGGCCCATCCATAGGCCGGGTTGTTTCGTACCTCATCGACGGATTTGTTGAGTTCCGCTGCAGATTCTCCGGTCGTGAGATTTATGAGCTGCCGTTTTATTTCAGGTTTCGGTCTGGGGCATACGTCCGCAAACTCTTTGACGATTTTGTCACCCGACACCGGGCGAATGGGAATCTCTATAAGTTCATAGTCCGGTTGCTCCCGCTCGTTTATAAACGACTTTTTAATGGTGCTAATCCCATAGGACCCGAAGAAGCCTTTTCGCTTCTCCCTGTCCTTAAATATCTCTTTCATGTTGACTCGAATAGGTTTCTTTTCGCTCATGTTTCCCTCCTTAATTTTCTATCTTGTTGATATCTAATAGGGCAACTACGCCCTTGAAGAGCCTTTCTCCTGAATCCAGATCCATGAAGGATTCATCGAACTTACATTTATCCTCGCCGGCCTTGTCCGCAAATACGACCTCGTATTCACGTCCATCATCCCAGAGAAGAACCATGGGATATTCTGTAGTCGGTCCGGCCGCCACCAGCTGAGTCAGTGCATCTACCGTCTCCTGGGGAGCAAGTTCGAAGACCATTCCGAAATACCAGAACGTCCCGCCTCTCTTATTCGCCCAGTTGTCGAGGACCCTTCCTATGTCATCTCTGGTCTCCGTAGAGGCTCCGTATGAGACAGGGAATCGTTCTTTTTCGTAAGGCTCTAGCTCTGCAGTTCTCCATAGCTCTATGACCGTCTCATCTGCAGGAGCCGAAGAAAAGACCAGCGCTACATCGGTTAAGGTTGCCCCACTGGTTATTACCTCATTGTCTACTCTGATTTCAAAATTGCCGGCGTCACATGAAAGACCGGCGCATTTCAAGCTGTGAGGAAATGCGGTCTTGGATCCGTCTCCGGTCCATCTTTTAACCGCACCGCTAAGCGTTATCATAGTAATCACCAGCCTTGATGTTAAGCGTTTCAGTGCCTTCTATCCAGTCTTTTGTACTTCCTGATTCAATATGACATGGAGACAGGTATTCTATAACTGAATCTCGAGTGTTTTCGATTTTCAGTCTGAACGTCTTCCCTCTGTATTTCTTGAGAATGTTCTGGACATCTTCTTTTAGGAGTTTCGAAATCTGGACCGAGAAGCTTCTTGACTTTACGGCCTTCTTCGAGATTCCGTTTTCAAACACGAAAGACCTGGCATCCTCTTCTTCTGTTATCTGGAATGCGGTCGGATAGTTTATCGCCTCGAGAGAACCGGTGGGTTCGAGAAGCTCGAAGGTTATGAGAATAGGGGAATCAGTTTCGTTATAAACAGCCTTGATTTTTCCACCCTGGCGGATCGGCGCGACGAACTCGAATTCGGTTGATTCTTTCGTTATTCCCGTCGTGACCTCGCAACCGTCTACATATACTTTGTAGTCTCCTGTTGCTTCCTGGGAGAGAGTGTAGGACGAGGTGGATCCATTCCCGGTCCAGCTGTCTTCGTGATACGCCTTTGCAGAGATAGCCGTATTTGCCGCTCCAAGAGGCCCTATCGGGTCTGAAACCATGAGCTTGAAGGTTTCATCCTCGAGATGTTTCCATATCATCTGGAGGGGTTTAAAACTTGTTGCTCGGGTGGAAGGAAGTTCATCGGTCAGGCCGGATCCATCTACCCGGCTCTTCCAGTATTTATCCCCCGAGCCGGCATAAGGATATGAACCGTCAGAGTTGCACATCTTCCAGCCGAGAAAATAAGCCTTTACTTCGTCTTCTGTAGGAGTGAGCCCATCAGGCCAGCCGGATTCGGCATTGAGAATCTCATACGCTGTCTTCATAGACATCGTTCCTGTCGTGTATAATTCCAGATTCGAGATAGTAGTCTATATCCGAGTCTGTCAGAATACCCGAGGCGAGATACTCTTTGATTTTCGCGCATTTTGCTAGATATTCCTGGTGAAGATGAAGGGCGAAAAGCTGGTCGAAGTTGGCCTGGATATACGAATCGATGTCTGGCCGGTCATTCAGTTTGAACCAGACCTCTTCATATTCGTATAGTGTCTCTCCTTCCTGACCTTCAATTTGCTCTACGTCTTTCCTGAGCCAAACGCCACGCACTCCCTTTCTGGCTGCCGATATGTGGATTGTTTCAGGGTAAATTGTCGATTGGGACTTCATAAAGCCAATGCCTCCTTTGCAGGAATCAAGTACTTCTCTCGTAATCGGTACGAATCGCACCACTTTAGCCAGCCTTCGTAACTGGCCACACAGTTTTCTTTGCTCTTTTTCATCGGTTTCCCCTCTATGATTTCTTGCATTTTCTCTTTGAATTTCCTGGCAGTAGATTTCCTGAGAAGCGTATAGTTTCCAAAACTTCTGTATCCGAGAAAATCTATCCCTCTGATAAAAGTTGGGAATACTTGCCAGTTTTTCTTTAGCTCCAATCCGAGACGATTTTCCAAATACCACTGAATCTCTTTTCTTAACCAACTGAGGTATTTCTTGTTCTTGTGAAGAATTACCACGTCGTCCATATAACGGAAATAACGCTTTATGCCTTTCTTTTCTTTGAGCCAGTGGTCCATTGGAGATAAATAGAAGTTCCCAAAATACTGAGAAGTGAAATTTCCTATTGGGATTCCGGTATCTCCAGGAATGCTGTCGATAATATCCGAGAGAAGCCACATTAGGTCAGGGTCTTTAAACTTTCTGAAAAGAGCTTCCTTGAGTTTATTGTGAGGAATTGATTGATAATACTTTCTGATATCAAATTTAAGACAATAGCGTGCGTTTTCCTCATCTTTCAAGGCTTTTTGCAATCTCTGCAGTCCTAAGTGAATTCCTCTCTTGGGGATAGCCGAATACGTGTCATAAATGAAATTCTTTATGAATATAGGTTCTATTACCTGAAGTGTAGCCCATTGAACTATTCGATCCGGATAGTAAGGGAGCTTGTGAATAGTTCTCGCCTTTTCGCATTCTTTCTTTTCGAAGACCTCATATTCTGAGGTCGTGAAGGTCTTGTTCTTGAGAGACTCGTAAATCTGATGCAAATAATAGTATGGATCTGAATCGACCATCTGTACTTCCTTGTAATATCCCTTTCCTTTTCTGGCATTCCTGTGGGCCGTTATCAAGTTGTCAAAATCATAGATTCTTTCGTACAGATAACCATATCTCTTCATTCTTCTTTGTATCCTCCTGAGCTTTCGAGCTTTAAGCCTACTAACACAGTCTGTGATGTTTTTATGTTTTGCCAAGAGGCAAGGCCGGCAATTGCCACGCAGTTTCAAATTTCCTCACAGATTTTTTTATACAAAGATGGTGCCTGCTGATATTCCAATTCCGATTCGTGGACGAATTATTCAGATTCCAATAGAAGGGCCTGGTATTCGACGAATTATTCCAATTGCCCCTGACATGGGTGACTGAATTAAATTGCCGGCCATATCTTCAACTTCGTATAACTTGAATTGTTGCGCCTCCGCAAAAACCGCTACGGCGCAATGTAAAGAAGGCGCCCGCCGACAGCCCAAAACCGACTCGAGGACGAACCATACAGATACCAACAGAAGGGCCCGGCATACGACGAAATAGCCCAACGGCCCCCGACAAGGGCGACCGAATTACCTGCGGCTTGATAATGATAATCACAGAAGTATGTTGACAAACTTCCGGATACCTCAGCCGGCAAAAAGCCGTAGTCAAAGTCTTCAGTTATATGGATTTTCGAGACATATCCATTTGCGGCGGGCAGAAGGATTCCAAGCCTATGGTATGGATCCACAAAAGTATTGTGAACGAAGCCATGGTCAGCTACATACGGGTCGTGGTCCGCCTTAATGTTTAGGCCATCTACCCATTGCGTCACGTTGCCCCAGAAGTTTTCTACACCTCTGAAAGACATTGCGTGGATACCGTCAGTAGTTACTCCATATGACCCATTTCCGGAAGTCTCGCCTGTCTGGTGAGCGTTAAAAGCTGCAGAACTTTCACTGACAACACCCTGCCCGAGGATGGCTTGACCATTCAGGCTGCCAAATTCAACTACAAACAGCATTTGCAGCGCCGAAACAGTCAGAAAATCCCACTGTTCCCAACCTGAGCCCCTGTTTCTGGCCATTGTTCTGAAGTCGTAGATGTATTGTTTCGTAAGTGGGTATCTGCCGGCGATAGAAGCCAGTTTATCGCCTGTTGTCGCGTTCACATCCGGTGGGGTTCCAGATGGCGTCGCGTCTACGTCTCCAGAGAGATAGTAGTCAGCATATGCCCCGGCGCTCACATCATAGAATGAGGCCTGAAAGGCCCCAACGTATATCTTTTCCTTGACTACGCCGTTCCTGATAAATGCCGGGTGGAGTTTATAGCCGGGTTTTGGTACGTCGGATATAGCCCACTTTATTTCATCGCCTATCTGGGTTGTCTTGTAGAAAAACTTGGGTATCTCTACCATAACCTGGCCGTTGGTTCCATCTTCTTTGTATGCTGTCTGGCCATAGTAAGCCGTGACTATCCCCGAGTCATTGAGAATGCACCGCCTCATTCCGGCCCACGGATAAAGTCCATCAAATACACTCATATCTGTTCCTCCCTTTCCAGCACTGGGGATTGCCCGCCGTCCCAGGAAACCCCCTGGGGTATTTCGAGAAACTCTCTATCCAATAAGGCCAACTCCCCTCCGGCCCAGGAAGCACTCACCCCGTCACCGGCAAAGAAAATCTCACCGAATAGAACATCGTCGTGAATGATGTTGATGATTTTCAAACCTGCCTTTTCTCCCACAAATTCAAAACCCATTTCATGGATGAATTCCCTCGAGACTTTTCGCGTAGAATTCCCCGCCCGGGTGATTGCGTTTCCATAGTCCGCTATGGAGAGAAGCTCGAGATAGGCCGGGATGTTTATCTCCGAAGTACCCAAAATCAGTCTCAACTTTTTCGGGCCTTCAAAATCGCCGTTGACAGACTCGAACTCTTCAGAACTCAGAAGACTATCTAGGTCCGTCTCTTCCAGTTCAGCCCACGTATCAACCTCATATAGTGCCGCGAGCCCTGCAGGGAGATTCCCGAGATATGAAAGGTCGTATACACATATTTCAACCGTGGATCCGGATGAGTTCTGAAAGAACTTCAGTTCTCCATCACCCTCGAACTTCCTTGAGTCGTCCTCCCCAAATGTGGAGTAATAGACTCTCGAGGCCACGGTCTGCAATACTGCAGTCTGGCCCGGAGCCAGCGAGTTTACTCCCAGTATGTTGATGGGAGAAAAACCTAAGATTTCATAGTCAAAATTCGTTTTTCCTTTTCCGTCTCGCGAAATCGTACCGGTTCTGAATATAGTCTCGTTGCCGTCTGCTAGTTCCTGTATTGAGAAATTGATATTCTTTTGATTAACAGTGTTAGGCATTCTAAATCACCTCAAAAAGGGGCCCGTAGGCCCCTCTGTTTTAAGTTGCGGCCGCCTCGTCAGAGCAACCGAGAAGCTCGCCACGAACCGTAACTCTCATGTCCTGCTCGCCCGAGAACTCACAAGCGATTGGCCGGAAATAGTTATATGTTCTGGTTACTTTCTTCCCGGAGCCGGCGTCACACGTAAGCTCCAGAATACAGGTGAATATTCCGGAAGGAACGTTGATACTCACGGCGGTCCCTGTGTTGAGGTCCAGAGCTTTCGCACTTCCGTCGTTTGTGCTGGTCAAATCACCACCCGCGGCGGTTAAGTGTCGGTAGAACCACTCATACCAAGCGTGCTTGTCGGAGGTTACTTGGTCATCAACCATATCGAAGGTGAATTCAACAGTCTCTCCAACATTGACTTGATCCGCATCCTCCTCAAAATGTGAGTGGTTTCCTCGATCCAATATCTGACGAAGCGGAGCGTTTATGACTACCTCAGGGAGGTTGGGAATGCTTCCGTAGTATTGCATCTCAAGTTCGTTTGGGGTTGTTGCGGTTCCGTCAATAACTTTTACGGTTACCTCGCCTTTAAGCGTGTAACTCTTGCTCATTGCATTTCACCTCTTTAAGATTCTAAGATTCGGTAATAAGCTGTTATAGCCTCGATTTTTCTACCACCATCCGGGGCTGGAAGACTTCGAGACTCTATTCTTGTAAGTTCTATTGTTCCAATTTCTGTTGTGGGATTATCGCCCACAATGTCATAGATAGAGATTTTGCGATTTTCACTGTCAAACTTGGATAAGATAGTTGCGGCTGTGATTTCCGGAGAATCGGCTATTATGAGAACCTGAAAGAAGGAAGAAAAAGACGGTTTTATTTCGTGTTCCTTGCCTCCGAGATTCGTTAGAACCTCTATCACCTCTCCATCTGGGTAGTTCTGATGAGAATCGTCCAGGAAGATATTCTTCGTGCTTAGGAGAGAGGTGAAGAACTTTCGGAGAGAGTATCTGAAGTTTTTATAGAGAGTTCCGTCCATCTTTTTTTCACTTCCTCATTTGGAGTTTGATCCATTCGATAGTCAGCTCTTTGATTCGAGCTTTCGCTTTTTCCTTCCAGGAGTCTATTACCCTCCTGATAAATCCGGCGCTCGAATCTTCTCTCTTTTGGTATGTGTAGCGGATGTTCCCACCTTCTTCGACCAGAATTCCGGCCGCGAAAAGGTATCTGAGAGACTTCTTTCTCTTCTCCGGGTCCTCGCTCAACGGATGGCCTTTTACGCCGTACTCTACCCAGAGGATATATTCTGTATTGTTGGAAATTTCCCAGAGAAGCGGTCCGGTCTGGACGATGCCCCAGTTCGAACGAAGATTCCCTCCGAGATACCCGGGAACGCTCCGACCAACAGGAGAGGCCAAAAACAAATCATTCAAAATCTCCCTAGCAATTATCTCAATGATGAAGGCGGCGCAATCTTGAGGGTAGCGCTCGAGCCTTTTAAAGAACTCGTTCAGTTCATCCAGATTATGCCGGATTTCGCCGTCCTGTCTCATTTCTTTGATACCCCCAGGACCGTGTAACCTCTCTTGTATTCCGGAAGGTCTATTTTATAGACCACATCTCCAATTTGAATCAGATCCGTTGGGAGGACCTCCACTCCCACCAGAATCAGTTTCTTTGATTCGAGCGAGAGGCGGCCGGCGCTCTGCTCTATTTGTCTGACACTCCACAAGCCCACGTAGGCCGTTGCGGTCGTTTCGGAATATGATGGAGTTCTCATGCCCGTACCTGAGTATGTGTAGCCACTTTCACGAAGAATTGTGATGGTCTCCTGGGGGAGCTGTTTCGCGAAATTGGAGTTGAGTTCTTCGAAGCTCTCAAACATACGAAGCCCTTCTGTAGCGTTTTAACATCTTCTCTATCGTTGAAGAGTACTTCTCCGAGAACGTCACCGAGGCCCCCTCAAGAGACTGGGAAACTATTCCTGATGTTAGCTGCAGCTGATGTTCTACCATATCTGCAGCCGTTAGCCTCAAAGCGCTCGGGAGTTCCTCAGAGTCCGGAATTCTGCAGTATCCTCTTATCTCGAGTTCAACGGCTTCTATAAGTGCCGAGATTCTGGTGTCCTGGGTTGAGTCGGAGATTCCTTTCAGAGCCTTGTATTGTTGGAGCGTGATTAACGCCATAAAACCACCGCCAAAACAGAAGGGGCCATTTAGGCCCCTTCATCAATATTCGAATTTGAACAAATACACATCTACGGTAGGTACGCCATTCGTATCGGCCGCATTCCAGGTGACTTTCACCTCAATGTATCCGCCGTACTTCAAAAACCTGAAAGTCTCCAGTGGACCGACAAGCAAACTCGTAGTATCCGTACCGGTAAGGGTTTCGGAAAGTGACCCTTTCGGAGCTCCGCCGAAATCACCAGCGAGAATCTCAATAGTCACGCTAGTAGCGTAGGCAGTAGGTGAAGCATCGGATAACTCGGGGTCAATCCCGAACATAATACCGATACACGAAGAATCGTATGCGAACTTAAACGTATTGGCGTATGTGTCGGTAGAGACTTTCGTTAGGTCTGTGGCCACCAACGACAGGGTGGCCATGTCGCTTATATCGAACTCCACAAAGTCGATGGCTGGAACCTCAACCGGAGTTGCGTCAATGGTTATGGAGGTTGCAAAGGCAAACCCTCCAAAGAGGAGGGTTGCCAACAGCACTATTGAAGTAAATTTCCGCATTCATATCACCTCATTAGGTTCCTGGAGTAGCGAGCACTCTTACGAGAGCGCCGGGCTGAACTACCTTGCGGCCGTAAATGAAAAGGCCCTTGATAGCGTCGGAGAAGTTGTTTTCGGGGCGATAGGCTTCTATCTTCGAAATCTGGCCGGCGTAGGAGATAGCGGCTCTAGTTCCAGCCATGATGTAGGTGTTGACCCCGGAGGTCTTCAGATGGTTGGACATAAGAACCGATATTCCGTTGATAACCACCAGCTGGCCGGTCTGAAGATAGTTCTGCCAGGACTGTTTGAACCACTCGCTCTTGAAGAGCATCCCGATATACCACGGTGGAAGAACTATCCAGCGCCCATCGTCGGGAACGTTGTTTTCATTCATCTTCGTTCCAACATCGACGATAAGGTCGTAAGCATCCTGCTCGCCGGCGCCGTTGCCCACGGTGTAGGCCGCCGCGCCATTCAGCATCTTTACGCCTGCATCGGCGTGAAGACTCGCAATGTCCTGGTCAATATACTTTGAGAGAGCGTAGGAAGCTCTCTTCATAGCCTCGTCCATTATCTTGACATTCGCCTGTGCGGCGTCAATGTCTTTGACCTGGAAGTTGAAGTATCTCCCTTTGTCGATGTTGAGAGTCTGGGAGGAGTCTCCAAGCTCTTCTGGAGCGTCAATATCGGCCCCGGTGTATTCCTTGACGGTTACATCGCCGATCTGGCCGATTTTTACGGCATTTCCCATTTCTTTGATTTCACCCTCGTAGTCGGTATTGACCAGCTGTTTAAATACCAGCCTGGCATCGAGGTGTGCAAGGAGCCGGGCCGACCAAAGGGTTGGAATAAAACTGGTGTAGGCCATTTCTTATCTCTCCTCTTACTTCAAATTTTTAAATCTGTCGGGGTTCGTTTTCCATATCTCGTTGATCTGTTCCGGGGTCATTTTAGCCACCTGCTCCCTAGTGAGTGGACCGTCCTTGGGGAGCGGATCCGATGGGTGGGGTTTGAGCCCGGTTTCTTTCAGTTTCTCTTCTACCTTGCTCTGGACTGCCTTCGTCCAGGCCTCGGAGAAAGTGTTGAGGTTGTTCAAGGTGGCCGGTTCATCTGGACCGACGAGGTAATCCACGAAGTCGGTAGGAAGGCCTTTTTTCGACGCTTCCTGGAGGACTTTCGCTCTGAGAGATTCCCTCATCTTTCCTGTTTCAAGTTCCTGGACCTTTTTTGTCAGTTCCGCCAGTTTCTTTGCCTCTGGCGTCTCCGGGGGGTTCTTTTTGGCTATCTCTTCTTCTACTATCTTCGAAAGGTTCTTCTCCTTCCAGCTCTCGAGACTCTTTGAGAAGAAAGCGTCCCGATAGCTTTTTAGTGCATCGTGCTTCTCTACCAGCTCGCCCGCGTTGTCTTTCGTGAGAGAAGTCAACGGGTTGAACTGTTTCGCTAATTCTTGTACTTCTGGAGTGTCTTTGGATTTCAGGATTAGTTCAATTGCTTCTTGAATGGTCATAATTTATCCTCCTCACCCTCCCGGTGCCATTTGCCCCGAGAGTGCTGGTATTGTGGGTAGAAAAAGCCCCCTATATAACGGGTATAGGGGGGGACTTACTCATCTCGCTAAAAAAACTAGGGGGGTCAATCGTCGTCTATCAGGCCGAGTTCTTTCAAGTAGTCATAGTGTGCATTGATGACAGGTCCGATATCCTCTTCCGGAAGTCCCAGCTTCTCAGATATCCATTCAAGTTCTTTCACTTCATCTATCACAAACCCCTCGTCTCTATCAGACAGAATCTCATAGTCCCCGAGGAGGTCTTTGAATTCATCTCCGTTCGCATATGCCACCAGTGAGGTAAAATCGGTTTCCACGATTGTTGGGTCATCTATATTCCTGGAAAGTCTCCCGAGAATCGCGATATCCTCATCGGCACAAATCACCTGGTATTTGTCGGTTTCAATTCGAACAACGTCTTCTTTCTCAAATATCATGCTATCCCTCCTAAGCTGCTTTCTTCCATTCTTCGTAAGTCACATAGTTTATGATTCCCTGGCCTCTGGCCATTCTCTCTTTCGGGATTTGGCCGTTGTAAATGAGGATTGTTCCACACCTGCAGTTGATATCTTCTGAAGCGACGCCGAAAGCTCCGGGCTTCAAAGCCTTCAATCCGGTACCCGGAATCACAAAATAATCATTGACTCCCACAATTTGCCCATCTAATAGGCGGTGGCTGTGCCTGGTGGATTCATCCAGCGTGGCCACCCACATCTTTTCTACCTTCAGTCCTCGAGAATCTACCCTCTCATACCCGGCCTGTCTGGCGTCTTCCTTGACCCGATGAGATTCCGTCCAGATGATTCGTCTGGCTTTTGCCGCGTCGTGCTCGAGGGTGTTTTGAAGGCGCTTAGCAGTCTTCGTATATGGTTCCCCGGTTACTATTCCCTGGACCAGCTGGCGCCGTATTTCCCAGAGTATCTCCTGACGGTTCTTTCGGAGTGTTTCCGAGAGAGTCAGGCCGGCAATGGGATTCTGGATAGCCTTCTCTATTGCCTCTTTGCTCAGTTTCGCCCACCTTAACCCTATCCCGGAGAATTGTTCCGCTACCCAGCCGGTGTGATTGTATGTCTCGGAATAGAGTTCGAACAGACTTTTTTGGAAAGAGTTTTCGTTCGACCTGGAGAGCTTTAAAATCTCGTTTTCAATCTCTGCAGATAGTTTTTCAAGTCTGTTGTACTGTTGGGCGGCAGCCGGCGATAGTTTTCCATCTGGCCCGGCATACTTTTCGTAGAAGTCGGCTATCTTGGCCTTGACGTCTTTCAGAGAGGCTTTGTAGGCGGTTATGATTTCTCTTTCTTCTCTTTTTGTGAACCGATTATACCAGTCCTCAAAATCGTCAAACGCTCCCTTTATCGTCATCATATTCCTCTCCGCCTTCCACTATTCTCTTTGTTTCAAGGCCTTTTGGGCTCTTTGAGCCATCATAATAAACGCCGCCTGGTTCTCGGATATTGGGGTCTTCTTGTATTCTTCGAAGAGTTTTACTATATCTTCCAGCGCTTTTCTTAACCTTTGGTTTTCCCGTTCGCATTTAGAAAGAGGCATATCATTCAACCTCTTCCTCTTTTTCTTCGTTCTCGTCATCCAGAGAGACCTTATACGTCTCTCTCTCTTTATCGAGCTCTTCTTTCGTCTTTTTAGCGTCTTTTATGAACGACACCAAGCTATATGCCAACTCTGTTGGGACATTCCCCAAGAGTTTTATGAGGAGGTCAGCTTCTTCATTGAGAGAGTTCGGAATATTCCTGGTGAACTGGAAAGTGAGGGCGTTGAGGTCTATCGGAGTATTGACTACACCCCAGTAGTTATTTAGCAACTGGAACTGTTTCATAAGAGCCGCGGTA